CTCCATAACAGAGAGTATTTTAACTAATTCCGGAGCGACATCTTTCGGATCACAAGCGAACGACATTGCGAACACTTGATTATCGCCTTGTCCGGCCATGCGAAACGCAACATTCTGGTCGTGAAAACACATGTACATCATCGCGATTGTACATATAGTCCACAACTTCTGCTGAATTCCCTCGAATCCGCCACCGTGACGATTACGCCAGAGTAGCGGTCCTTCCGGCCACTCAGAGATGGGTCGTCCAGGAATTGCACCTGCGGGAAGCGAGTGTTTGTCGGTGAGTACAACCGTACAGCTTTTAAAGAAGGGATGCGCGTGTGTAAAAACGCCCTCGAGGTCGTAGATGGTCTCGAGAATACGCGCAATCGGGTTTACCGTTTCGCGTCTCCATCTTAGGTTCCACCTCGCAAAATCCACTTCGAGTAAGACGTTCGACTGCGCTTTTGTGTCCGAAACAAGATCGTATAGACGCTTCTTCTCGCGCGCGTTATTCATCGTCATTGTTTGCTGTGGCATGTACAGGTCCATAAACTCTCCAAGATTGTATTCTGTCAAGACGAAGAACGAGCGCACTGCAAACGGGAGCTTGCAAAAACACCTGGCGAATTCTTTGAGTTCGCGTTCTTTCTGCGTGAGCTCGATTATTAACTCATCAGGGTGGAATCGACCATGCCGCATCCTTTCAACGGTTTCGTGCATGTCGAAGTCACGTCTAGTGATGATTTCTTCGAGCAACCGTCGAGTTGACCCAGCGCCTTCGCCGCTGAACCAGAAACCTGCGCTCTTAGAGATTCCAGGCGAAATCGCTTTATCGTCCAGAAACTCCGTATAGTCGGGTTTATAGTCGAACTCCATGAATTTCCCGAACATCATTCCGTCAAGGTCTGAAGACGGATAGGACGACATCGGGAGTGTAGTGACGGCATTGTTCATATGGCGTCGAAGTACAGTTCCGGGCGACGGCGGGACGCGAAGAGGCGGCCATACCCCGTGACGCTCGATGTAGCCACTCAAGACGATGTGTTTAAACATCCTCTCCTGCCGTACGGCTGCGAGTGGACAAATTCCCGCGTGGGAGCAGCCTTCCTCGCGCACTGACGCAGCGGAGAGCGCAGGGTCGACGACCGGGTGCCCAGACATCTTCGCCATACCAAAAAGCTCACAAGCATCGCCGAAATCAGTTACGCTCCTCGCGAATTCGTCGTATTCGCGAACGAGCGACCCGTCCCCGCCGAGTTTAATCTCTTTCTCGAGTGCTTTGAGGATCGTCCGGTCGTAGATCGAGACAGATAGGACGTTTCCGTTCGACATGTCTGTTAATCGACTCTTGAAGATGGACTCCGGAGCCTTCACGAGATTATACCCGGGATTCCCGTAGCGCTCTATGACTTTGTCTTGCCAGCGGAACGTATATGCGATGTGTTCTTTAATACGCGAACTACCGCAATGTAAAGATGCGGCGATCGCAACATAAACGTTTGCGCGTGAGCGGGTGCAGTCTTGTATCATTTGCAGTTGCTCGTATGTCATGATTCGCCACTCTTTATGGTTCGCTCCCAACATGGCAGAGATATCAACGGCTAGAAACCCGCGGCATACGAACAAGTCTGTTCCCAGGCGCGAGAGCATCTTTTTTTGCCGGGAGATGTGATTTCTGTCGATAGAACTCGACCAATGAATCATAGTAGTCGGCAGTTGCAAACGCGTTCACACAATCCGCATCGAGAAGGACGCGCGATGTTAAGTCGCTACGGTACTGCGCACAGTCTTTCTCAGAGAGCAGGGGGCGTAGATAATGCAAGTAGGCGTCGACTTCGCTCGCGAAGACCCTCGATGCAGTGTCTGCATCACGCTGAGCAGTGTCCGTACTGTTCGCTGGAAGATAATTGAAGCAACGCGCATATTCGCGTACGTCGATTATACGCGGGAATACTCCGAGTGCCTCACGAACAACGAGTGCGTCATCCAACGAGTTAGCGATGCCTGAGTACGATAATAGCCGATTGCCTTCTAATACGCGTCGAGCGGATGTTCGGAAGTTAACGACGTATCGGCCGCCTCTTGAGTCCTCTACAGCGCGCTGCTCGACGCGAAGAATTAAATCCTGTAGACGCGTTAGCAACCCTAATGTGAT